GAGTGATTTAGATCCGGTGCCGATGGCAAGCGAAGTGGTGCTGGTAGCGCTGGTGCCTGGGGCATTGGTGGCAGAGGCAGCGCTTGCCGCAGCGTTGTTGGCATACCCATTCACCTCGCTGGCGAGTGCATTAGCCTGGGTGGCAAAGTTCGGCAGCGCAGATAGGAAGGCGTCAGCGCGCGTGTTGAAGTTCGTCGCGTCCGCACGGGTTGGCGGCGTCGGCAAAGCAGTTATCGGCATGGGATACCCTCAGGGTGGATCAGGCGGGAAGGATCAGGTCAGGCCTTCAATGGTCAGGCTGCAGTAGCTGACTGTCGGGTAGGCAAGGTCGATCGAGAATTCTTTGTAGAAGCCGAAGACAGTCAAGCTCTCGAAGCTTTCCGAGCCTATCCAGAGGACCGGCGTTGCACGGATTGTGGCAAGGGTGCGGTGAACATCATCGATTGCTGATGTTTGCATGACGACCCGTGCCGTCATCCGCTTGGCAAAGGCGCGCTCGACAACCGAGGTTACCCCGAACTGATCGGTTTCTTTCCGCGAATAATCGATGATCCCGAGATCAACCCCGTGCTCGGTGTCGCCAATGTCGAACTGGCGGCCGACCAGCAATGTACCGCAGGAGACCAGATCAGCAGGGTTGTCGCGGGTCATGCTGACGGTCAGCACGCCAGTTTCGTAGACCGGGATATCGAGGAACAGCATGCTGCTCTTCTTGCCCAACGGCTCGAAGAACCAGGCGAACCAGCTATCGATCGCATTGCCGCCGGCATTGAAGCTCTGGGTTTTCGAATAGAGCTGCGTGCCCGAAACGGTGAGCGAAACCGTTGCGCTCTCCGCATCGGTGTCAATGAGCGCAACCCCGTCGGTTGCGCCTGGTGAGAGCACGACCTGCAAGCTTCCGGCCTGGACCGTAGCCGTGCCAACCCGGTCATCAAACATCGCCCAGCGATTGGTTGGTCCAATGTCGAGCCACTTGGTTGGATCGCTGGCCGGGTTGACCCCGGTCGATGCAGCCAACGCCTCGTACCGCCGGTGGGTCGAGGTCAGGATGACCCGGGCACCTACTGCATAGGCTGTGCCAGAGCCCCAAGCAGCATAGTCATTCTCAGTCGCTGTGCTACTTGACAGCATAGCGTCCGTCAGCGCGGTCGGGCGGATCAGCTTCATGCCGCCGACCTAGTGGAAATGGCATCACCATCAGGCGTGACCCGCTCCAGAATGCGCGCGGTTTTGCTCGTGCCCGACGCGATCGTGGCTGCAGCGATCCTCTGTTCGTCACGAAGGTCAGACACCTCCTGCCTGAGCGCCTTAAGTTCATCGATCATAGCGCTCTGGCCGTCGTTGGCCGGAATGCTTGCGGTGCCCATCTGATTGGCAGTGAACTGCTCCCACCAGCTTGGCGTGGTGGCGGCAGATGTCGCAGCGCCGGATTCCGTTCCGCTCGCCTGGCTGATGATCGCCAATGTCTGTTCGAGGCTTGCCGCGGTCAGGCCCTGAAGCCGGCCCAGATCTTCTGCCGACCGTGCGGTGTTGGCTGCGACCGAAAGCAGAGCCTGGCTCAAGCCCGGCAGCGCCTTGGCTGCTTCCTGGTCACCCGAACGCGCCAGCATCGAGGCGTTGTTAAACGCAGCAAGGGCCACGGCATAGTTTGTCGGCGTATCGCTCATCACGCCCCGGATCCGCTTGATCTCGGCGATCAGTCCATCGGTGATTTGGGCCCATGCATTGCGAAGCTGTTCCGCGGCATTGGCGGCGTCATCGGCTGCCTTTTGTTGATCTTCAAGCGCCCAGACCTGTTCCTGCAACGCCTTGTTGGACATATCGATCTGGGCAAGGTCAAGCACGCGCAGCGCTGCAGTATCGCCCTGAAGCTCCAGCATCTGCCGCTCGAGTGACATCCGTTCATCAATAATGGCAGCGGCACTAGCCGCATCCTGCGCCGCGCCGACCAGATCGGCGAATGCCGGTGCCAGTTGGATCAGCGCTGCATAAGCGGCCTGTCCAGCTGCGGTGGTAAGGTCCTGTGCCTCAACCAGCGCGCGGAAGCCCGCGATGCTTTGCGGCAGCGCAAGCCCTAGGCTGTCAAAGACCCCGGCCATCTGCGCGGTCTGCGCCGAGGCCTGTTCGGCCTTAGTGTAATAGAGAGCAAAATACTCACCTGTGGCAGACGCCATATCGCCGGCCGAGCCGAACAGGTCGAAGAGGTTCATCTTGGCGCTGAGGCTCAGACCCTCAACTGAGGTGCCGAGCAGGCTGAGCGTACTGCTTACCGTCTCGATGCTGGAGGCGACGCGTACCAGCGTCTCGAAATAGCCTTCACCGACCTTCTGGAACTGCTCGAGCCCTGGCACCGCAGTCCGGGCGAGATTATCGGCGGCAGCCCCGAAGACGGCGGTCAGCTTCTCCTGGATCTCGGCTCCAGTCAGGCCCTTCAGATCGATCTTGCCGATGTTGACCACAAATCCAGAAAGGCGCGACTGCACCTCGCCAAGCGACATGCCCAGCGGGCCGGCAGCCGCCGAGATCGCGCTGTAGAAGCCTTCGAAGATCAGGCTGAACTGTCGCTCGAGTTCGGCGTCAGCCGCGGTGTACTGGGTGGAATAGCTCGAGCCGATGCTGATCCCGAGGAACTTCTTGGACTTTTTGATGTCAGAATAATAGCTCGCGTTAAAACCGCCCGCCATGATCGAACCGAGCGACTGCGCACCGCCATAAATGCCCTGGCCAACGATGCTGGTCTTGGTGCCAAACAGAGCGCCTACGACGCTGCCAAGGACCTTGCCCAGACCGCCCAGCAGCTTGGCGCCCAGAAAGCCAATGGCAGCGCCAATCGGCCCTGCGATCGCCATCCCGATGCCGGCACCAATCAGCGAGCCCGTCTTGCTGCTGGCAAAGTTGGAGATGCCAGCCAGCATTGAATTGGCCGTGCCCAAAAGCCCTGTCAGTTTGGTGCCCGTCTGGATGCCGGCGGCAGACCCCTCCATGCCGTTGGTACGGATAATGAGATTGGTGAGCCCGCCGATATTGGCCTCGATGCTTTTCAGTGATGCCAGCATGGCAGCGGAATAGCGCATGGTCAGCGTGTCGACCTCGCGCAGATGATCGATAGCCTTGGCAATGCTCTCCGATTTGGCCGCGCTATCGCCAAAGACCGTGCCGGTTCCCTCATTGGCAGGAGTGGGCTTGGCGCCGCCGCCAAAGGCCCCGCCGATTGCGATGCCGAGCGAGGCGATCACACCTGCAGTGACCGCACCGGCGGCAATATTGAGCGGGAACGGCAGCGAGCGAATGGCGTTCACCACGGCTTCAACCGCCTTGATGCCCGTTGTAATAATTGAGTTGCCCTGTTCGACGCCGGCCCGCGCGGTGTCGGACACCGCCATTGCTGTGTCGGAGGTCACCTTGGCAGCTGTCTGCGCACCGATCAGGCCGATCTTCACCGCCGCATTCTTGATGGCGATTGCAAGTTCAAAGGCACGGAACACCTTCTCGGCAGCAGCCATGGCTTTGAAGCCCTCGGAGCCTTCTTTGAAGAAGCCCTTCGCGGCCGAGGCGAGATTGCCATAGTGGTTGATCTCGGCAGAAGCCTGCGCCGTGCGCGCGTCCGCGTACTGGAACGAGGACCTTCCATATTCACGCTCTGCATCGGCGACGCGGCTAGCAGCGGCCACCTGCGCAGAGGCAAAACGGGTGATCTCAATGGTGATGCCGCCAATCGCCCCGCCAACTGAACCGAAAGCATCGGCCATATTGCGAGCCGCAGCTTCAGTGGCCGCGACCATGTCCTCGAGGCTTGTGAGGAACTGCTCCTGATCCGTTTGGGCAAAGTCAGCCTCCATCAGGCGGGTGCGTACAGCCCGATATCGTTCCCAAGCTTGGGCGCCGCGTTCGAGGACAATCTGCTCGCGCTCCGCCTCAAGATTGGCGAGTGCCTGCGCCCGCGCGGACTGGCCCAGAAGTGCGACCTGCTGTTCAAGCGGGGCGACCGTTTGGCGAAGGAACTCAGAGGCGGCGAACGCGCGGGTTGTCTGTTCCCAGGCCTCACCGGCTTCGAGAATAGCGATGCGCGCCGCGTCGGTAGGCGCCTTCAGCGCCGCCATGGCGACTTCCATGCGCTTGATCTCGAGTCCGGTCTTGCCGATCTTGGCTGTTTCCAGCGTAAGATTGGCAGCAAAGTCTCGGGCAGCCTGGAGAGCACGCTCGGCCTCGCTTGCTTCGCGAGACTGACGGCCAGCACCAGCCCGGTCCGGGTGATCACCGCGGATCTCAGTCGCACTTGCAGCCAGGCGCTCACGGGCAGCCTTCAGGCTGTTTTCCCGCCACTGTGCAGAAAAGGCGTCCATCATTCCCATGGCATCGCCAAAGGCCGAGGTGAACTCGTCCCGGACCTGAGCGCCCATCCGCGCCGTCGATCCAGCAAAGCTGTTTTCCATGCGCGGCAGCGCGAGACTCTCGATCTGACCGATAGTCGCAAGGCCCACCCGGTCGAGTACCGGGTTGACCCAGTTTGCCAGCCAGTTGAGCGCGGCGATCGCCTTATTGGCGAGATATTCGATGCCAGCGATAGCGAGATTGGCAGCGCCTACGGCTGCTTCACCGACAACGCCAGGCAGCGACGACCAGAGGATCCGGATCGCGTTGAACCCGCCGACCCACCCAGCATAGAGGATCGCGACAGCATATTTGCCGACTTGCAGGATCGCTTCAAAGGCGACGACCCCCCAATCTTTTAGGGTGGAGAAGACAGGGCCAAGGTTGAGGCCATCAGATACGGTGGTCCACAAACCCTTCATAGTGTCGCCAACCGTGATCCCAACTGGCCCGAGCTTCTCCATCTCCTTGGCGGTGAGCCCAAGACTAGCGGCGTATTTGTCGAGCTCGCCCGACTGTTTGACGCTGGACTGGAACATCTTGAACGCGCCGAACGCCAGAGCAGCGGCAGCGGCTGCCGCCAGCAAATAGGGGTTGGTGAGCGCGGCCGCTGCCGCAGTGGCGGCCAGCCCCAGCAGCGCCCGGGCCATGCCGCCGATCCCGACGCCTGCCTGCATGGCGATCTGACCGATCTGGCTACCCTGCTGCATGAACACGGTCATCGGCTTCTGGCCTGAGAATAGGCTGACCACCACGTCGTTGAGTTGGTAGACAAGATTTTGCATCTGATGGCCGGCCAATTTTGCCGAGCCGCCCATGCGGGTCATTCCGCGCGAGCCGACGGCCTCAATGGCCCGGTCCGCCTGAGCTGACGAAGCCGCCACTTCCCCCATGGCGCCTGCAACCGACCGCTTGATGTCAGCCATCTCCTTCTGGAGCCGGGCAACATTGGTGATCATCTCAATCTCGAGGGTGCCGGCCTTCATTTTGCAGGCTCCTTCGACATCATCAGCGCCCGGAAGGCGTTGGTCACTTTCCGGGAAACTTCATCACGGTTGAGAACGGACGTGGCGGTCCAGGGCGGCGGACAATCCGGCTCGCGGGCGCGGACTGTTTCGGCGACGAACTCCACAGACAGGCGTCGCAGCAGGCGGACCAGCCAGGGCGGCAGGTCTAGCCCCATGCATTGCTGCCACTGGCTTATCGAGCCCCATGAGATGGGCACTGCGCCCATGGCGCCGGGATCGGTTGGGCCAACTTCCATCAGCCAGTCGATCACCCATGGGGTGCGGATGGGCGGAAAGTCGGGGGTGAGATCGTCGATGGCCATCCGCTGCAGCCGGGTCAGCAGTTCGGTGTCAGCGTCGGGTTTGGCCTGCTTGGGTGAGCGCGGCTTTGGCGCTGTGCCCAGCCACGCCAGTTGCCGGACGTAGAGGCTCAGCTCTGCCCCGAGCTCTTCGTAAAATTTGCCCAGTCATTGATGTGAGCGGCGACCTGGGTGGCGATGAAACCGATCGAGGGATCGGCATAGGCCTTGCGGAACAGCTCCTGACCTTCCAGCCCTTCAGCGGGCGGATAGGTAAAGGCGTTGAAGCTGACCGTGCAGGCGGCCAGAAAATCGGCCTGTTCGGCGAGCTTTTCCTCAGCGGATTGGTCCATTTTTCCGCGCTTTTTAATCTTGTCCATCAACTGGTTCTGCTGGCGGGCCTGCGCGCGTTGGTAGACCTTCGAGCCCGGGCCGTAGACCGTAATAGAGAGCCGCTTGCCCTTGTCATCAAAGAGCGGGGCGTCGTCGCCGCCGACGAGTTCCACGGTGGACGTGTCGGTTGCAGCGAGCGTGGTGATGTCAAACATGGGATATCTCCGTCAGGGTGTCAGGGATCAGGGCGCGAGGACTTCAACGATGCCCACACCGGCAGAATTAGTGGTGAGTTCCAGCGTCACGGTGGCGGTGGTGATCTGGTCGACCGAGCCGACGTTGACCTTGAAGCTCATGACCTGCGCCTGGAAATAGTACTTGTCGCCGTTCTGGGTGGTGACGAGGAAGCTGTGATCGGCATCTGAAATCGACGCGGATTTAATCAGGATCTGCCCCGTATCATCGGTATCAAGGCCCATCTGGATGGTCATCGTGCCCTGATTGAAGCTGCCCTTCTTCTTGACGACGCCGCGGCTGCCGACAGGGTTGAAGGTCACGAGATTGAACTCGCGGCCGAACTCGCCAAGGTCGGAAACTTCGCCAACCGTGGTCATGGTCAGCGCGTTGTAGCCGGTGGCATCGAAGGTCGCAGGGGTAGAGGCCGACACCTTCAAGGTGGTGCCGGCGGAAGTCCGAACGGTCATAAATCAAGTCCTTATGAAGGGGAGGCTTCAACGCGCCTCGTTGAATGAGACGCGTAAATCCTGCGTCTGCATGTGGATGCCGGTCTCCTCGTCGAGGAAATCTGGCCCGGCGGAATCTGTGTGGACGGTCACGTCAAAGAGCCCGTCGACGGTGGGCATCTGGTCGGCGGCGGCCGCGCGG